AAGCTACATGGTCAACGACTTCTTGACCTCGCCTTCCGCATGGTTCCTCCTGACGAACATCGACGGCCTGTCGTACATGGAGCGCATCAAGTTCGAAACCGACATGCAAGTCGATTTCGTCACTGACAACCTCCTCGTCAAGGGCTACGAGCGTTATTCGTTCGGTTACTACAACTGGCGTTCGATCTTCGGTTCGTTCCCGACCTAATACTCTGGGGTGGGGTTAATCCCCCACCCTGTCACCTAGGTGAATAGATTGCGTTGACCGGCCTAGCGGACACTGCACAGACAACGCAATCGTATCGTGCAGGAGACCCAGATGGGTACGACCACTTTTACCGGTCCTATTAAGGCTGGTGATATTTTGAACACGAGCGGCACGACGCTCGGTGACGACGTCGCCAACGTTGGTTTCGTCGTGATGGCTCAGTCCGCGCCGGTTACGCAAGCAAGCGGCTCGACGAGCATCGTGATCCCGGCTAACAGCCAAATCCTCGGCATCAATGTCATGGTTACGACCGCATGGACGGGCGCAGCTTCGACGTTTGGTGTTGGTACGACTGCTTCGGCTACCTTCTTCACAGCTGCCGCTGCACTCACTGCTTCCGCAATCGGTCCGCTTGCCGCGACACCGGGAACGGACGCAACGCGTGCTGGTAACTGGAACGATGTTGGCACGACAGATCGCCAGATCCTCGTCACCTCGGCCAACACTGGCAACGGTGTCGGTGTCATCACCGTAACTTACATTCAGGCTCGTAACCTGACTGCGTAACATCCTTCTGATGGAGAATAGCTATGAAGGGTCGTAAAACTGGTGGTACGGTTGTCAATGACGCCGCCACAAAGCCGGAACGCCGTAATTCTGCCCCTAAGATCATGAACGCCGCTGAGGCCATGAAGAAGGGCGGAGCCGCCAAGAAGCACGTCGGTATGCCGGAAGGCATGAAGGCCAAGATGCACGCGGGTCGCAAGCCCCGCAAGTCGGGTGGCCGCGCCGGTTCGAACATGAACCCGCTGTCGTCTGCCGCTCTCGGCACGCCCCCGAAGGGCCACACCGTCGACGGTTCGCTCTGAGAATAAAGGCGGGGGCTTCGGCTCCCGCCACTCTTATAGGTGGTAGATGGCCAAAACACCGGCTTGGACACGTTCTGAAGGTAAGAATCCTGAGGGCGGGCTCAACGCTAAAGGCCGCGCCTCTGCTAAATCGCAGGGTCATAATCTTAAACCCCCTGTCAGTCGCGAACAGGCACAGAAGAGTGAAATGGACGCCGCGCGTCGTCGCTCATTTTGTTCGCGGATGGAGGGGATGAAAAAGCAGCTTACCGGGTCCAAGACTGCCAAGGATCCTGATAGCCGAATCAACAAGTCGCTACGCAAGTGGGACTGCTGAGGAGAGGTTAAATGCAACCTATTACAGTTTCCACTACAGACGCTACTGCCGGTACGACGTATAGTGCACCTGTTCGCATGGATACTTGGGCCAGCCCCGTCTCTATTCTTCAAGTGAATGTTATTGGGACAGCCACGTACACGGTTGAAACGTCGATGGACGATCCGAACAGCCCGACATTCGCAACTCCGTTTGCTGCGATGGTTTGGGTTAACTGCGCGGATTCAAACGTTGTCAACAAGACGGCGTCGGCTCAAGGCGTTCTTGTCGCAACTCCGATTTACGTGCGGTTGAAACAAACTGCGGGTAACGGTTCGTGCACGATGACAATTGCTCAGTTTGGCAATGCCACGTACTAAGGCGATCATATGTCGACAAGCGGCACTTACACATTTAACCCGTCGCTTGGTGAGCTAACGCTCTACGCATATAATTTGTGCGGCGTTAGGCCGACTGCAATCATCCAAGACCATATGATGGCGGCGCGTATGGCGTCGAATCTGCTCTTGGCTAGTTGGTCTAACCAAGGCGTTAATCTTTGGGCGGTGGATCTCCAAACGGTCTCGCTTATTCAAGGTCAGTCCACGTATTCGGTGCCAAACGACACCGTCATGATCTTGGACGCATATATCACGATCCAACAGGGCGTGTCCGAGACCGATCGTATTATTCTGCCGGTGTCCCGCACCGAGTACGCTTCTTATCCTAATAAACAACAACAAGGCTTTCCTACCGTTTATTGGTTCGATCGTCTTCTTGCTCCGACGGTTACTCTTTGGCCAGTTCCGGATGGTGGTGAAGCCACTTATCTGAAATACTACCGCGTTCGTCGTTTGCAGGATTCGGAATTTACTTCTGGCCAACAGGTAGAAATTCCGTACTTGTGGATGGACGCTTTCGCATATGGTCTAGCCCATCGTCTGGCCGAAGTATGGCAACCTAGCGTTGTTCAGTATCTTCAAGGTCGCGCTGCGGAATCCTACCGTGTGGCAGCTGACCAGAACGTCGAATATGCTCAGCAATACATTAGTCCGCAAATTCAGGGGTACTTTCGGTGAGACCCCATGGGCGAGCTAGAGTAGACACTAGAAACCCTCGCGCATTTGGTATTTGTGACCGGTGCGGGTTTCTTTATAACCATTACGAACTTCGCTGGCAATTCGACTATGCTGGTGCCGGTCTTATTAATCGGCGCATTCTGGTATGCGAAACTTGTGAAGACATTCCTCAGGCACAGCTCCGCAACATCATTCTCCCTGCGGATCCGGTGCCGATTATGAATGCTCGTATTCAAAATTATGTAGACGCATCCGTTGACAAAAGAACGACATCAGGGCAAAATACGACGGATTTTTGGACTGGAATTCCCGTTCCCGGTGATGATGTGAGAATTACGCAGAATAACAACACGCGTGTTACTCAGCAAACCGGCGAGCCGTCTGGTGGTCTCAATCAGCGACCGGGTACTGATCCGAATGCTCCGGGTAATAACGATCCGGGCTTGCCGTACGATAACACCGAAGTTCCCAAGACGGGGCCGCTTACATGATGCTCGTTTGCACTTGTTGTGGTGTAGAAAAAGAAGTCGGTTGTTTTTACATCCGAAATGATACTGGTCGTCCAAAAAAGAAATGTAAGGTTTGTTGTGCTGAAGTAGTTAAAAGGTGGAAAAGCAAAAATCAAGACAAGGTAAGATCTTATATAAGGAAATCATGCAAAAAAGCCTATGATTTGAATCCTGAGAAGTATAAATTAAAACAACGCGTCAAAAGAGCCAACAACCCTATAAAAAGTAGAGAAATAGTTAATAAGTCGTATAAAAAAGTGTACCAATCCAGACGAGAACAAGAAAGAGCTAGATTGAATGCTCTTAACGCGTCTAGGAGAGCGGCTAGTCCTAAATGGTTAACCGCTATACAAAAAGCCATGATTCAGGAATTTTATGACGTTGCTAAGGCCAAAAGCGTTCAAACTGGTACAAAATACCACGTCGATCACATTATACCTATAAATGGAAAAGAGGTGTGTGGTCTTCACGTTCCTTGGAACTTACAATTATTGACGGAAGCCGAAAATTGCGGCAAAAGTAATAAAGTTGTTGGGAGATAGGACATGGCAAACCAGCAAATACCTAATCTTCCGGTAGCCACGTCGCTTGGTGGTAACGAGGAGCTTGAAATCGTTCAAGCTGGTGTGTCTCGGCGCACGACAACACAAGCTATTGCGAATCTGAACCCACCACAGGGTACGGTTACACAGATTGATACCGCTGGCGGCCTGTCCGGTGGTCCGATTACCACGACTGGCACCATTCAGATCGCTGGGCAAGGCGTAGATAATACGAAGCTGGCGACGATGCCCGCCAATACGGTGAAAGGCAATTCGACCGGCACAACGGCTGCCCCGACCGATATCAATATGGGTACGCTGTCCACGATGTTGAGCCTCGCTCCATCGGCGACTATCGATACGACGAATGCGGCCAATATCACGTCCGGCCAGCTGTCTGATCAGCGCTACTATCAGACGCTGTCGGATGCGCTTAATCGCATGGTGGGGCCGTCTGTCCCGTTTACCGGCGCGATCCTTTACCTCGACACGGCTGGCTGGGAAGTTCTGAACCCCGGAGCGGCTGGTCAGATCCTGCGCACGCAAGGCGTCGGCTTCGCGCCGGAATGGTTCACCACGACCGGCACGGGCACGGTTCAAGAGGTTAACACCGGCACGGGCCTCACTGGCGGCCCTATCACGACGATTGGCACAATTTCGATTGCCAACACGGGCGTGACGGCAGCCTCTTACGGTTCGGCCAATCAGACGCTGACGATGAGCGTCAACGCTCAAGGACAGCTCACAACGGCTGCTGCTGTCAGTATTGCCATCGATACGAGCCAAGTCACGACTGGCGTCCTTGGCGTTCCCCGTGGCGGCACGGGCCTATCGTCTTATACGACTGGTGATCTTATTTACGCTTCGGCTTCTACAACACTGTCGAAGCTTGCAGCTGGTACTGCCGACTATGTTCTTACCTCCAACGGTGCTTCGCTCCCGCCGTCTTACAAGCAAGTTAGCCTCACTAGCGGTGTCACTGGAACTCTGCCTGTCGCAAATGGCGGCACGGGTGCTACGACGCTCACGGGCTATGTAAAGGGCAACGGCACTTCGGCCTTCACGGCGAACCCGACGATCCCGAACACGGACATCACTGGC